CCCCTCAACCGGTGTTCTGACTCCACTACCTCTATTTGCAAACCCTGGCCTCTGTCTTGTTGTGATAGCAGCTTCCTCCTTTCTTGCTGCCTTAGCTTTAAGGCCAAGTAACTCTCTTGTCTTCTTTGGTACTTCTTCAAAGATCTTATTCATGTCCCAGTCGGGATGCTCAGCAGATAATTGATTTGCAACCTGGCCAACAAACTTTGCATGAGGCTTAAGATCAGCGTTGGCAGTATACATCTCATTTGCCTTCAGGTTAATCCCTACCTGCATACGAACCATACTATCTATTACCTTTGGCAATGCAGTGTATATCCGTGTAGCCGTTGCCTCTGCTGTCTTCGCAGCTACATCACCGAGGACCTTATGCAGAACCTTCTTATCCTCAAACATCTTATCATACGTCTCATCATCAATCTCAATACCTAGACTTTCGAAAGTGATAGGTGCAGGTTTCTGTGCAGGTGTAGCTTCTTCTTTCTTCTCACCTTTAGCCTCACCTTCTTTCTTCACAGGTGCAGACTTAGTCTGTTCACTCTTAACAGCACTAAGCTCTTCTGAAAGTTTCAGTATCTGCTCACGCATTGCTACAATCGTAGGATCTTCTTTCTCATCTCCATCTGCACTCTCTTCAACGACTATTTCTTTTTTGACTTCTTTTGGGCCTTCTTTTCCGGAGTCTTTTGCAATGGCTTCTTTTTCTTTTCCTTCACCTTTCTCACCTCCATCCGTAAAGTGATTTAACAGCTCATCGTCCTCAGGAGAAGCCTTCTCCTCTTTCTTCGCTGGAGCAAAACCCATGAGATCATTGATCTCATTCTGCTGACCTTCATCAACAGGCAACTCTTCATATGTTCCCTTGTTATCAACAGTCTTTCCAGCACCACTATCTGTTACAACTGCACTTTCCTCAGCCTTACCCTCACCTTCCATCTGCTTCCTCCTCTTCTTTTTTAGTCATTTCACCCTTATCATCTTCTTCTATGCTTGCCAGTACTTCTGGTAGCACTGACATAAGCCTTAACTCATATGCCCTACCTTTATTAAAGATATCCTTCTCTCTTGCTTCATCCCTATCCATATCAGGCATTGGGTCTTCCAACTCATCCCTGACATTACTCAGCTCAGTTAGGATAGACTTCTTTATCTCCTTCCATCCCTCAAGTGTCTCAAACTCTTCCCACTGCCTCTTATTCATCCTTGCCCTCCACCTATTGAAACAAGATTACCTTTCCCCTTCTCATTCATAACCTGCTCATTCTGAGCCAACTTCACAGCAACATCACCACCCTTCTGCACAAACTCATTCACATTCTTAGCACCAAGCATCCTGGCAATGTGCTTAAATATCCTGACCATATCAAAGCCTTGTCCAACAGCTGGATTCGTTGCCAGCACTTGATATAGGTTAGTCCAAGAGTCTGCACGCTCTCCCATTTCAATAGTACCATCATGTGGGATAACATTATACTGTACATCCACGTCTTCAGGATATACCTTATGTCCCCTCTCAGGACCATACTCCTTCACTAGCATTTCCTGTGACCTTCCCATTGTACTAACAAAGGTCTCTCTTGACATAAGCTGCTGTGTCTGACTTGCAATCATATAAGCAAGATCCTGCATAGTCATCATACTCGCAACCTTTGCACCTCTTGCTAGCCTTGTAAGAGCAGACATCCTTGCGCCCTTTGCCTCAGTTGCAGATCGCCTTTCACCAGATGACTTCATCACACCTCTCACAGAGTCAACCGCAGATGATGTATTATTCATAAAGTCGATAACAGCTGCTGCATCACCTATGTGTTGTCTTGTTACATCATTTACAACAAGCTGCTGTACTGCATTTTGTACACCTCTACCCCATGCGTTCCTTCTCATTCGTATAAGCTTACCTGGTCCTGGATTCTCGAGGTCTTTCATATTCACCAGGAAAGGATCTACTATAAGCATATCGTTGATACTCTTCCTGACATTCGTAACGTGGCTGTTGAATAGGAAGTCAAGTACGCCCTGAAGCCCATTGATAAGCTCAAGGCGGCTGATCGGTGTCATGCTATGGCCATCATAGTCAGGAGCACAGATCACAACAGGATACATATCATGATCGAGATTAAGAGGCATAGCCTTTATAACAACCTGATCTGCTGCAAGACCAAATAGCCACTTCTCTGGATACTCTTTCTTCCCCAGTTTCCACTCACTATCAGATGGCACTATGTTCCCTACCATCCATATGACATCAATGGGATTAGTTGTACCATAGGTGTTCCCTCTGCTTGACCCTCCATCTCTTGCCTCACGTGAGCTTGGATCACTGCTATTCAGGATAGTCGATGTACCTCTCATTCCCTTCAGGTATTTCACGTTATACATATCAGGATCAAGACTCTCAGCCTCGAGGAGGCTAACATAGCTGCAACTCTTATCTATCCATCCAACTGACTCACCACGCTGCACTTCATGAATAGGTACATTTATGTCAGGGAGATAACAATAAGGGTCAATAACATCTATCCTATTCCCTTCAAACAGCATATCTTCTACACGCTCCCTACTCCCATCAGGCATCGTTATACGCCTAAAGCCATACTTCTGGAACCATATAGGTGTACCTACTCCAAAGCCATAGCTGAAGGCATCCCTGAATATGGTATGCAGAGACAGGCCCATCTTGCTAAATATGCTCTGCTGTTGTATCACCTGCTCCAATAAGATGGTCCCAATAGTATCATCATCTGTCACGCCCTCATACTTAAAGATAGGCATATCAAGAAAGGCTGATACCATATACGTGAGAAGAGTCTCGAGAGTGGCATAGCTATATGGCACCACTATACTAACTGGCTTCCGATAATCCTTATTCTGTACAGCCTTTTCTTTCTCATCTATCTCAATGTATGCAGTGAGAGTCTCATCTATCTTATTCCAGTAAGGGTGCCGCCTACTCATAACATCATAGCTTTCCTTTGCCCTATCCAGAACATAGTTCTTTATCTGCTCATGTAAGGTACTACCTGGCCTAAGGTCCAAACCTTCTGGATATTTATAGTACCTTGTCTCACCAACAGTCAGATACACCGGATGGTTAGTTTCTGCAGGTACATGGATATTAACTGGCATATCTTTCTCCTTTACTATAAGTCATGATATATTTTATCACGACTAAACAGTCATGTATCTACCAGCTGAGATGACAGTATCCCAGTATTCTTCATCATACTCTTCCTCGCCAGCAAATGGATCTACTTGTTCAGCATCTTCCTTTGCCATCTTTTCTGCCTCCCTATTGCCTACACTATCAGCATTACTAGGCAGGAAGTATCTTTCCCCCTCTTCCATTAGAAACAGTATATATGCCTCAGCATCCATACAGTCATCCTTCTTACTCCTTGGAAAGCTGAGAAGCTGTGCCTCAAGTGGTGCAGTCACTGCCTTATTATGATACACCTGACCCATTCTATATGGACTCACCATAGCAGCAATCCTATCTTCTTTCTTTCCTCTTGCAGAAAGCTCAACTAACTCAAGACCAACTGCATTCTTCATAATATAGTTCTTCAGTGGAAAGGTTATGAACTCATTAAGAGAGGTGACCTCAACAGCCAATACCCTTGACCTAAGCCGTTTACACATATCCACTGATTCCTTATACAACTCATCAGGATGTAGCATTCTATGAACGAGATCCCTTATGTAAAATCTACCTGTGATAGTGTCTATTCCAATACCTATTATTGCTGAATAGTCACTATGCAGTTTCACTGTCTTAGCAGGATCAACTATCACAACATTCTCTATTTCAGGCCTTTCAGACAGCTTTTCTTCAGTCTCATCATACCACTTAAAGTAACTCTGCTGAAATGTACTATCTTCCGTTGATATAGCCATACCCCTATACTCACGATAGGCTATATCAAGCTCTCCATTTGCTCTATATGAATCAAACATACTCCTTATCTGCTCAGTAGTCATAAAATCTGGCCAGTTGCTATTATACTCATCGTCACAGAGATCAAGGTGAACATGATACCAAGTAGGGTCTTCCATAAGATTAGCCAACAGACTATCTTCATGAAGAAGTGTACCCATGACAACTATTTTCCAGTTCATCAGTCGCATACTTACACTGTTGAGTACATCAGCAAGGAACCACTGTTTCAACTTCTTCCTCTGTTCTTCACTTCTTACACTCTCAGCATCCTCAAGATCATCCACAAGGATAAGGTCAGGACGATAGTTATTGAAAAGGATACCACGTACCTGCTGTCCAGCACCTCGAGGAAGTATAAGACAATCACCAAAAGGCACCCACATATCCTTACTAAAGGAGGTATCTATTCCCAACTCTTCAGATGCCTTATCTATCCTTATACTTCCAAAGATACTGCGCACAATCTTATTACTCATCAGCTCTCTTTTCAAGTTCTCAGACTGCATAACAGCCTGTGTACTAGTGTTACTAATAGGAACAATGAACTTCTTTTCTCTGAACAATGTCTTCTTTGCTGGATATGCAAGGTTCATAATACTTGTCTTCCCAAACCCACGAGGTGCAACAACCACTACCTTATGTATACTTTCATCATCCAGTACTCTGAAAAGCTCATCATGAAGAGTGGCAAAAGGTGAGTAGAATCGCTCAGGGAACATAACCTTAGCAGTTACCTTTGTGCTCTGCATACATGATGTTACTATTGGTTTTAATTCTTCAGAGATCATTATCTACTTTTTCACCTCCGGCTTTTTATTCAATGCCCTTTTCTGTTCTTCAAGCTCTTTCGCCTGATATTGAGTGAGCGCATATTCCGCTTGGATACGCGCCGCTTTCTCCTGAAGGTATAATTGCTTCAGTTGAATCTCTTCCTTTTCTCCGGCCCACAGATACAAAGGGGCGAGGGTAATCAGGACCGCTAATAACGCTGGTAGTTTCATGTTTTCTCCTTATCAATAGTATGGTACTTTCACCGCTACTCCATCGACTTCCATGGGTATCCACCCGGTAGGAGCTCCCATAGTTACAGTGTTTGCCCCATGAATGGTCGTAGTGGAAGGCGTAGCGCTCGCTGTTGATGGAGCCGTTGTCGCCGTGGTGATGAGTTTGCCGCCGATACGCAGGTCTCCCTCCACCACCTCCTTTAGACTGAGCGAATCCAACGTAAACGCCTGCCTCTCGATGGGTGTTGCCGTGATAACAAAATCGCTGGGCGTTGCGGCACTATCGAAGTATACCGTGTGTGCCCCTGCCGTTAGGACAAGGGCTGTCTCTTCTGAAGCGAAAGAATTCGTTATACTGGCGGTAGGGGCACCTGACAGGCCCGATACAGTATAGGTGAAGGCATACCGTCTATTCCCCTTCGCAGTTACGTCTAAATCGCCTGACGCTTGTGTGAGTGTAGAGGCAGTTCCTGAATTATAC